TAAGCAGTATAATGGTGTTGCTAATGTAACTATTACACACGAAGGTTACTTTAATGATGACGGTAGTGAGGTTCTTGACAAGAAAACTAAAGAAGTAAAGCCTGCTCCGATTCCTGACTACATGCTATTTGAAAAGTGTATGCGTGGCGACACAAGTGATAACGTGTTTAGTGCATATCCAGGTGTGCGTAAAAAAGGTACTAAGAATAAAGTTGGTCTTGTTGAAGCTTATGCAGATAAGCAAACTAAAGGCTACAACTGGAATAACATGATGCTACAACGTTGGACTGATCATGAAGGCGCAGAGCACCGTGTGTTAGAAGACTATCAGCGTAATGTTGTGTTGTGCGATCTTACTGCACAGCCTGGCAACATTAGAAGTATTATTAATGACGTAGTAGAAGATGCAATGACACCTAAAGACATTAGTCAAGTAGGTATGCGTCTTATGAAGTTCTGTGCTAAGTGGGATATGCAACGTATTGCAGATCAAGCACAGTTATATGCAACCCCATTACAAGCGAGGTACCCTGTATGACAATAAAAGCAAATACTGTTTTAAAAAATAAATTTTGGATAGTAGAAGATAACGGTCAAAAGATTGGCACCCTTAGTTATAGTGACGACCGATATCTTTATTCCTGCAATAACGAAACTTGTTTCTTTGACAATACAAAACAAATTAGTAAAAAGTTAGGTACTATCCATTGGGATGACAATGTTGAAAAAACAATAACATCGTCTGAAAAGATTGTACATAATTACCCTACTAGTGTTACACCTTACAATACTATGTATGATGTGCAACGTAAACTACCGCTGTTTACTAAGTCTGCTAAATCAAATAGCTTATATTGTGCAGGGTATTACATTATACACTTTGACAAAGGTTGGGTTAAAAGTTTTTGTCCTAAACTAGTTACACTAGAACGTTATGAATCTAAAGGTCCTTTTAAAACAGATGTTGAAATGAGATCGGAGTTATCAATTGCAAACCGTTGAACCGTTAAACACAATACCTTTACAACTTTTTATCCAGCAAGTAAAAAGTGCCGAAGCTAGTCAAGCTAGAGAAATTAAATTAGACATTGCTACTGCAAAGAATCTAGCATTTACTCTTGGAATTGTTATGAGTAGGCTTCAAGGAGACTTAGAAAAGTTAGTAGCAAACAGTAAAGGTGCTGATGACGATGTGATAGAAGTTAATTTAGATGGTGGTTCTAGTTGGAAATAAGTGTGTACTTAACGTAAAAGAGATAAATATATGCGTAGTTAATAAGAAGGATACGCATATGAGTAGGCCAAAACCAACAGTAATATTAGAACACATCAATAATGATAATTATAAATCAGATCAAGTATTAGAAGCTGATGCTATATGGGCTGTATTTTATCAAGAAAAACCATTTAATTTAAAGAGTGCAAACATGCTTACTAATTACCCAGGACCTAAGTATAAAAAGGTAAGTTTTAGTAATCCAGGACATGCACATAATCTAGCTAAGAAGTTAAATGATATGTTTGCAAGTGCAGACTTTTCAGTCTATAAATTAACCGACGGTGAAGTAGTAACAGAAGAATGAACTGGAAGGAAGCATATACCAAAATCTTTTTAAAAGAACAAGGTAAAAGTGCTAACGATCTTACAGTAAAAGAGTTTATGCCTCTATGGTGGAAGAATACTAGGAATAAAGGAGCAAGTGGGCTACGTTTAACTGATTTAGGGTTTGATGTTATTAACCAGATAGAGTTAGCTACATATGACATTCCTTATCCAAAAGACTTTCCGCTTACTACACAAGTTATTATATTTTTAGATAAATTTATAGAATGCCCTTACTATCTTAGTCCTAGATCTATTATAGTAACTAACGAAAAGAAAGCAGTCGAACTAAGTCTTTTTTCTGGAGACTTAAGAAAATACGGACTTACAAAAGCAATGTCAAGATCAAAAGAGAAAGGCTAACAACAATGTGGTTTCAAGGACAAGTGGACCTACCCGGTAATGATATATTATATACGTTGAAGTACGAGAAACATCAGACATACGAAAATGATATAACTGAATGGAAACGCCAAGGTTATACGCATACTAACTTTACTGGCGATATGCATGTAGTAAAAGAAAACTATATTTGGCTTGATAAACTAGCTGAAAAGATTGGGTTAACCAATTGTGTGTTTACATTTTATAAAATGTCTACAGGTGATATAATGCCAAGACATGTTGGTCATTTTAATACATATCAAAAACTCTTTAATGTAGAAAAGTCTAAAGTATGGAGAGCAGTAGTTGTCCTCCAAGACTGGGAGCCAGGGCATTATTTTGATATTGAACACCGCGGTATAGTAAATTATAAGCGTGGTGAATTTGTTTTATTTGATGCATACTGTGAACATTCTGCTGCTAATATTGGTCTTAAAGACCGTTATACATTGCAGATTACTGGACAACTACCAAGCCTAGAGGAAGTATAGTGCCAACACAAGGATGGTTTCCTACTCCTGTTTATAGTGATATGCTAGAAGGAGTTGAATATGACGAAGTTCAACAAGAACTATTTTCAGCGTACGAGAAATTAAAGTTTGGTCAAAATCCTAACTGGAGTAGAGATACTCATGAACTAAATGAAAATGCCTTTAACCAAGATATTCTTACAAAGTTAAAATGTAAAAAATTCTTAACAGTATTAGATACACATTTAAATCTCTATTTGGATCAAATAGGATGTACATATACCAGAAAATATCGTATTGATCATAGTTGGTTTACAAAAACTAAACATGGGCATCATGCTCATAAGCACGATCATGGATCATCTGATATATCCGGAGTATACTATTTACAAACAAACGAGAAAGATGGTAACTTATTATTACAGACTCCGCACCAATCTCTACAGTCAAACTGGGTTTATAGTATTATAAATCAAGATACAACATTTCCATTAGCACAAGGCACAATAGGATTGTGGCCAGGTAATATAGTACATGGAACTGAAACTAATAAAACACAACATGAACGAATAAGTCTTAGTTTTAATATACGATACGAGAGATAAAATGTATTACGAATATATAGAACACGACTTTGCAACTGAAGTATGCAATAAAATAAAAAATACTTCTCTTGATGTATTCACTCTTAGAAACCCTGCTTGGCGTAAACTTAGTCACAGTAGTACTATCAAAGAAATGGAAGCTATAGTAGGCATACGAGATGCTAAAGAATTAATGAAGCGAAAGCTATTAATGCTTCGTAAGTTTCCAGATGCTACTAGACTAGAATTTAGCCAATATAGTTTACCTGATGATTTAGCAGACGAACTAATAGATAGCTTGCCCGAGTTTTTAAAAGAACTGGGAAGAGACGAAATGGTACCTATCTTACAAGTTAGCACTGGTGGCACAATGCTATATCCACATAAAGGTCACTATCGCAAAGCTAGCATATTTAAACTATTAAAGGGCGATAAAGAAACTACTACATGGTGGAAGAACACTGAAGACTTCAAAGTAGTTGACGAATATCGTATACCCGATGTTCGAAAATTAGCTGTGGCTGATCAAGCAGAACTAGTAGAAGATAAATGGTTAATTTTCAATCATTTTGAATGGCATAGTGTGCAAAAAACCAATCCAAACAGTCTGCGTATTAACGTAGGAGTAGACTTTAATACCCTTTCCGCCCAAGATATTTCTAATCTTTTTTCAGAAAAATAGCATTTAATGGTTGACAAACGCTGTATATGTGCTATAATAGTATTATAAAGTTAGAAAGTAGCACTGATAACTTAGTTCGTAAATAAACTAAAGGGCATATAAAATGGAAACTGTAACTTCACTACGTACTGTAACACCAAACTCTGCAAAGAAGAGCATTAAACATGCACTGAAAAAGAAGCGTCCGATCTTCTTGTGGGGACCTCCAGGCATTGGTAAATCCGATATTGTTGGACAGATTACAAATGACTTAGGTAACAGTCATTTAATTGATATTCGACTATCACTTTGGGAACCTACTGATATTAAAGGTATTCCATATTTTGATAGTAACGCAGGCACAATGGTTTGGGCACCACCTGCAGAACTACCAAGTGAAGAATTTGCTGCACAATATGATTGGGTAGTTGTATTCTTAGACGAAATGAACTCTGCGGCACCAAGTGTGCAAGCAGCTGCTTATCAGCTTATTCTTAACAGACGTATTGGACAGTACAAGCTTCCAGACAACGTGTTACTTATTGCCGCTGGTAATAGAGATGCTGACAAGGGTGTTACTTATAGAATGCCTGCTCCGTTAGCTAACAGATTTATCCACTTAGAACTTACAGTTGGCTGGGATGATTGGTTCCAGTGGGCAGTACTAAACAAGATCCACAACGATGTTGTTGGTTACTTGACATTTGCAAAGAAAGACTTGTATGACTTTGATCCAAAAAGTCCGAGTCGTTCGTTTGCAACACCTCGTTCATGGTCGTTTGTTTCAGAGTTAATTGAAGACGATCTTGACGATTCCACTACTACAGACTTAGTTAGTGGTGCAGTTGGAGAAGGACTAGCAGTTAAATTTATGGCACACCGCAAGGTAGCTAGTTCAATGCCTAATCCAACTGATATACTCGCAGGGAAGGTCACAGAAATGGCCAGTAAAGAAATCAGTGCTATGTATTCCCTCACTGTGTCATTGTGTTACGAGCTGAAAGAAGCTTGTGACAAAGGTGACAAGAAGTTTGACGCTAAAGTCAACAACTTCCTGCGATTTGCAATGGATAACTTTGATACTGAATTAGTTGT